ATCTCACAGAAAGAAAGAAGTATTACAAAGAGGCCAAATACCCCTTTACAGTAACTAAGGTAAACATATGAAAATTTTAACATTAAACAATAGATCATTTGATCTCAACGAACTACCGGATGAAGTGGATGAAGATACTAGATTTTCAGTGCTAGACAATTCTAATCCTCAAGAACCAGATTTCTTTTTCATGCCATTGATATTTTTAGAGTCATTCAATTCGCCGGCAATACTGCTGCGTATAGGCGGACACGAGGTGCAGATGCCCCTAGATTGGTGTATGGTAGTAGGTGATAAAGAATGTGGCCTAGATCCAGAAGTCTTACCATTGACTTCAATAAATGAACGAGGATTTGATGCACTAGTTTTCAATCCTATTAAAGGCTTCAAAACGGATTTTTTACCCATAGAAATCATAAACATCTTCCAAGATGTACGCTGGTATTTTCCTAAGATGAAAAACGGACAATTACTGACTGTTCCCTTGCACGATGATCCTAACCCCCCTTGTGTGTTTTTCGTTAAAGAAGTTAGCAGACAAAGTGAAGTTGTACAATTACACAAGTTGGTTTGAAATAAATACTCAGTTAATTTTAAAGGGGATAGCATGAAAGCAGGTAAAGTATGGGGTCAGACGGAGTTACTGGAAGCCAACGGTGTATTAGAATTTCATCGAATTGAAGCCAAAGCGGGCGGTGTATGTTCAAAACACAAACACAAATTTAAGTGGAATGGATTCTTTGTCGAATCTGGCGAAATGATTATTCGTGTATGGAAAAACAACTATGACCTAGTTGACGAGACTTTATTAAAAGCAGGTCAATATACCAAAGTTGCTCCCGGCGAATATCATCAGTTCGAAGCAGTAACAGATTGTGTTGCCTTTGAATTATATTGGGCAGAATTTGATCATGATGATATTGCCAGAGAGTCTGTGGGATTTAGTAAATGAAGACACGCATAGTTTATATTACTGGGTGTCTAGGATTCATAGGAGTTCATATAACTCGACATTGCTTAGATCTAGGGTGGTATGTTATTGGTGTGGACAAAATGACGTATGCTAGTAACGAAACGTTTTTAACAGAATTTAAAAATTATTCAAATTTTAAATTTATTAAATCAGATATAAATGATTTAGAAATGATCTACGATTGTGACTATATTATTAATACAGCAGCAGAAACTCACGTAGATAATTCAATCGAACGCAGCGATCATTTTGTGCATTCAAATATCGATGGTGTTCACCATATTTTAAAACTAATTAATCAAAAACAAAAACATAGAATTCCTATCCTATTACATTTCAGCACAGACGAAGTGTACGGCGATATTCTCGAAGGATCTCACACAGAAGAAGACGTATTGAAACCAAGTAATCCGTATTCAGCAACCAAGGCAGCAGCAGATATGTTAGTCTTGGCATGGAGCAGAACTTACGGATTACCGTATGTAATTTTAAGGCCTACAAATAATTATGGCATCGGTCAATATGTTGAAAAATTAATTCCTAAAAGTGTGAAATATTTGTCAGTTGGTCGAAAAATTGATCTACATAATAAAGGAACTCCAGTACGCACATGGTTGCATGCCGAAGATACTGCCAAAGCTGTAATCACTGTTATTGAAGCAGGAGTCACAAACGAAATTTTTAATATATCTGGAAACTACGAAGAAAAAAATATTGAAGTAGTCAAAAAGATTATTAAGTTAGTGAATGGAGATACAGAAATTGAAAAATATCTAACTGATATGATTCGACCTGGACAAGATCTAAGATACAGCATCGATGACACTAAATTAAAAAAACTAGGTTGGTCAGCAAACGCAGATTTCAACAAAGAGTTAGAAAAAGTTGTTAAGTACTATCAAAATAATTTTATTTGGTGATTTATGAAAGAAATTTTAGAACAGATCCGAGTTCTTATAGAACAAAAACAAGCAGAAAAAACATGGGTAGCTGGCAAAGACTTTGTTAACTACGCTGGCCCATATTTTGATGCCAACGAATATGTAGCGGCCGCAGAAGCCCTGCTTAACGGCTGGCTAGTTATGGGTAACAAAAGTCTACGCTTTGAACAAAAATTCCCTAAAGAATTTGGAAAGACTCGCGGAGTATTGACCAACTCCGGAAGTAGTGCCAACTTGTTAATGATGACTGCTATGAAATCCAAACGCGGTTATAATTTTCCACAAGGTACTAAAGTATTAATGCCTATTGCAGGGTTTCCGACTACACTCAATCCAACCATACAAAATAGCTTTACTCCCGTATTCTGTGACATCGAAATTGATACCTTAAACATTGATTTAGATCAAGCAGAACAGATACTTGCCAACGATCCAGAAATTAAAATTATAACCTTTGCCCATGTGCTAGGGAATCCTCCTAATATGGATAAGGTCATGGAACTGGTCAATCGATACAATCTAATACTATTAGAAGATTGTTGTGATGGACTAGGCACAACTTATGATGGAAAACCTTTGGGAAGTTTTGGTCTAATGGCATCGTGTAGTTTTTATCCAGCCCATCACATGACCATGGGTGAAGGTGGTTTTGTAGCCATGAATGACCCACAACAAGAAATCATTGTGCGCAGCCTACGTGAATGGGGACGTGGTTGCTATTGTGTAGGCCCAGAAGCTAATAAATTAAAATGTGGTACCTGTGGTAAGAGATTTAATGAATGGATTCCGGAAATGCCCGGAGAAATATTTGATCACAAATATGTCTATGATGAAATCGGATATAACTTAAAACCCATCGAATTACAAGCAGCTATGGGATTGGAACAGATTAAGAAGTTGCCAGAGATACACGCCCTACGTCAACGCAACTACAATCTATTGTTTGCCATCTATGAAAAGTATGAACAGTTCTTCCACTTGCCACGTGCTAGAGACAAGGCTGATGTCAGTTGGTTTGCATTTCCAATTACCATTCGTGAGGGTGCTCCGTTCACACGTATGGATATTGTCGATTACCTAGAAGAAAATCTAATCCAAACTCGTCCATACTTTGCCGGCAACATCATGCTACAACCTGCGTATAGTCATTTGATGAATCCTGCAGATGCACGTGATAATTTTCCTGTTGCTACGTTTACTATGAAGAATACATATTTCCATGGATGTAGTCCAGTTATTACTCCTGAACAGATTACCTACATTGGTGAAAAGGTCAATGGATTTATGAGTCTATATCTATGAGTAAAAAAGTAGTCTTGTTTGGTGCATCGGGAGGTATTGGTTCAGCTATTGAAAAATTATTAATATCAACTAATTATGAGGTTATTTCGATAACAAGATCACAAATTAATTTCACTGAACCGTTGATTGAAAATAAAATTTCTAAACTATTAACTGAACTAGATCCCGATATCGTAATTAATTCTGCTGGATGGTTTGGAAATAATACAGATCCGTTTGAAGAAATTATGTCTGTAAATTTTGGTAGTAATTGGTCTATTATTAGACATTATACGTTATTGCCAACGATTATCAAACCCGTTCGAATTATTATGATCGGATCAATTTGTTATAATGAGGGAAAGAAAAAATATATGGTATATGCCGCTAGCAAAGCGGCTCTATACAGTTTATGGCAAGGTGCCAGAGATTATTTTTTAGATAGTTTGCTCTGTATTGATCTTATAAATCCTCAAAGAACTAAGACTAAAATGACTCAAGGTAGAATAGATCCCTCATTGGAATATCACGATCCTATTGATGTTGCAGAAGCAATTTTAAAACTAGTACACCGTACAACAGGTAGTGTTTGTATAGACACACAATTTAAATCAAATGGTGATATTTTGCCATCGCCTCTTTAAATCTACTCCTATACACACGCTCTCCCTTACCAGTCCAAACATAAGAATCCTCTTTAAATTTATAATCAGTATATTTTAAGTTCATGGTTTGAATTTCGCCAGCTTCGATCATTTTATCTACAAGCCTCTGATCAAACGTCCAAAACCAGTTATCGGTGTCTTTAGCCTGCAGATATCGGTCTCGTAAAATATATCGAGTATTGTCCGCACCAAATCCCAACGCACTACACAGACTTAGTTGTGCTCTCTTCGGTGCAATCGGAACCCAACTGCGTTCCATATCTTTCATAAAGGTCGAATAATCTAAATCTTTAACCATAATACTATCGCAATCGAGATCAATAGCAACAGTTGAATCGGTGTATATTTCTGTAAACCGAGTATATCGAGCAGTGCACCAATAAAGGATTGATTTTTCCTTATCATTAATATATTCTATAGGAGTTTTTTCGCTAGTATATGTGCAATCTTGTTTAGCTATCCAATCATGGTCTTGTTTAGTAGGATCAAAGAGATGAAAGTGTACATGCGCCCAAGGACAGTGATCCTTTAAACTAAAAAATAATATCTTTGCCCAGTTATTAAAATATACAGTATCACAGGCAAGCATAATTCCGTGCTTGTCTATTTTATTTTCTATGTTCAGAGGTTTCAAAGTATACTCCTAATGTAAGACAAATATTTATTGTCAATTTTTCAGCTGCTAAATATTGCACATGAATACGAAATACACTATACTAACCAGCTTTAATGAAACATATTGGCAAGAGGTAGCTCAAGACAATGTGCGTAAAATGGATCAGCTATGGCCTGATAGCGAAAAAATACTTCTGTATCATCAACTATCAAAAATAGACACATCTTTTTCTAACAGAATACAATGGACAGATCTTTATCAAGCCTGCCCGGAGTTATTAGAATTTTCAGATAAATGGAAAGATGATTTACGAGCAAACGGTAAGAGCGGGAAAAAAAATGCATTTAGACAAAATGCTATAAAATTTTGTCATAAAACATTTGCTATATGGCATGCAGCTCGACAACAAAAAAATGGTTGGCTAATTTGGTTAGACTGCGATGCAATAATATTGAAAAAAATAGATAACGCTTTTGTAACCAAAGCATGTCCTGATAACAAATGCATTTCTTATATTGGTCGAAAAGGAAAGTATTCCGAATGTGGATTCGTGGGATATAATCTCGATAGGCCAGAGACTAGAAAATTTTTAGAGCTATGGGAAAACTTTTATCTATCAGGAGAATTCATCAATCACAATGAAACACATGATTCATGGACTTTTGATCATATTCGAAAATCGTTCAACAATCCTGAATTATTTTGCGATCTAAATGCTGCGTCCACTACTGATAAAAATCCGTTTGCCAATTCACTAATCGGTACCCATATAGTTCATGCTAAAGGCGGTGATAAGATTAAAACCACAGCTAAATTAAATAAATCACACAGCTTGCAAGGAATTAAATGACATATCCGATTACTCCTACAGCATTTGATAAATGTTTTTACCGACCCGAATGGTACGATATTGATTTTTTTTATAGTCCAGATGGTATTAAAGAATTTCCAGAACATCATTGTAAATTATCTTGGTTAGCAAGTCTTCCTTATATTAAAGAAAAAAGAAATGCTATTGATATAGGTTGTAGAGATGGAGAATATACAAGATATCTCATGAAGAATTTTGAACACACCTATTGTTTTGATCCGAGAACGAGACGCTATTTTCCCTATAATGTAGATATTACAAAAGTAACCCATTGGGGTGTTCCGCTGGGTGACAAGCCCTCGTCAGAGAGAATAGGCCATAAACCAATACAATCAGGACAAGCGGTATTTTATTGTCTTGATGATTTTAATCTGCAAAATGTAGATTATATTAAATTAGACACCGACGGCTATGAACTAGCCAACATTAAGGGCGGATTAAAAACCATCACTAGAGATTGGCCTATATTAATATTAGAAGTATTCTTTGAAAAAGAAACTATTAAATTTGTAACTGAAGAACTAGGCTATAC